TGAGACATAGTTTTAGCTCCATTAGTTCTAATAGACATAATATTGGCTTGTTCTAGGTCGTCCTTTGGTAATCCGTCTTGGAATTGTAAATTAGGTACTGTTAGCTCATAATCTGCTATACCTAGAGCCTCCTCCAGCTTTTGGGCTATGAATAGAGCTTGTTTAATACCTTTAGAGTAGTACTGTCTCTTTCTATTTACCTTAGATAATAAACTATTCATTTGCCACTTAATAGCTAATGATCCTGTTCCACTTGTACCAGTTTCTTTACCTAATACTATTGGAGGTACCTCAGCACTCATTAGTAATAACTCTATTAATCTATCTAGCTCTTGAAAAGCCTCATTTAGATTACTAGACCACGTAATATATTGAGGTACTATATCCTCTTTCCCCATAACCTCAAAGACTTTATCAGTAGCTACCCTAAACATAGCGTTACCGTGTTCGTCCTCAGCCAATAGTCCTGCTGGTACTGCTAGAGCTGGATTAGCGTGTTTATCTAATATATCTGATATTTGAGATAATCTATTATTAATCTCATCTAATATAGCGTGATGTTCTGTAAGGTCGTCTTTACCCTCCCAGCTCTCTACTGAGCCAGTGTTAGGGATATGTACTAATAAAGGCATATTAACTCCAGTAGCTACTACTACAGCTGTACCCTCTATAGCTCCATTAATAGTAAATCTCTCTACCTCATTATCTGAATTATAATATAATGGATTTATATTATAATCACAGTAAACTATTTTACCTGCGTAGTGGCTCTCTACTTTTAAAATCCAGCTGTCGCTATGTTCACAGTAAAAAGGTATAGCTATGTGGTAGCATTTAATTTTATTTTTATCCCACTCCATAGCCTCTGGGTAAACAAACTCTGGATTAACAGCCTCTATAATTATTCTAGGCTCGTCTAGTTCTGGTGGTAGCTCTCCAGCGTATTCCTGCCCATATCTAACCTTTATAAAAGCGTCTCCCTTGTAAGCATTAGATAGAGCTGACTCATATAATAATATATTTAAATGATTTTCCTCATAAAACCTATCTAGTGCCTCCTGCTCCTTAGTATGTGAGCCGTTACCTGCTAATACTTTTAAGTCCTCACCGAATAAAAAGTCGGCTGACTTCTTACAGATAGTCCCTGCTAAGTTAACTGAGATATATAATAACTCTTTAGCTCTGCCCTCTATTGACATATTCTTCTTAAATACGTCGCAATGATGACCGTCGAATAATTTTCTATTAGTCTTATATCTCATAATTCTCTCATAGTGAGCCTGTGGTGGAAATAGTTCACCAGTCTCAAATAAATTATGTCTCTTATTTATATCCATAATACTCCTCCTTGTATAAAATAAAAAAAGCCTAACAGGTTTTATATCCCTGCTGGCTTTTTATAATATGTCTTTCTCCTTTGTTTTCCAGATAACTCTACCACTGAGGCTAAACTATCTGGTAAGTCGTCGTGGTCGTGAGAGCCGAATAGCTCTAACATTTCTATTAATAATCTCTGGCTCTTATGAAATCTAATATATCCCTGCTCCACTAACGGCTCTAGTTGCTCTATTCTATCCTCTTTCTTTCCTCTAGGATTTACAGGCATAACTCTAGTACCATAAAAACCAGCTTTAATAACCCTCTCGTTAAGCTGTCTATACATATCATACTGAGCCTGTACTGCCTCGACTCCGAATATCTTAGGTCTATAGGTGATTATTTTCTGCTGAGCTACTTTTAGAGCCTCGTGCATAGGTATTTTATCAGCCCAAGCGTCTAATATATAAATAACTCCTGTACGCCTATTAACTCCTATAGTTACTATAGCGTTATAATCGGAACGTCTATTTTTACCTATTGCTATATCCCAGAAACCATAAACCTCTAAGGCTGTATTATCTCCAGAGTAGTATCTACCATTATCATATTTAAGGTCTAACTCATTATAATAAGTAAAGTAATCTTTTTTAAATATACAGCTCTCGTCGTCACTAGGTCTATTCAGATACTCGCTGGCAAATGCTTTACTAGAGATATTAACCTTAATATTAATAAGGTCTTTATAAGGAAATCTACTACTCCATAGAGTTTTAGCTCCCCTGTCCATTTCCTCTCTATTCTCATAATAAAAAGCGTCTGCGTCCTCAGCTCTATTAGGATTATCCAAGTCCCTTAAAATATCCTCATACTTAGTCCATAGGTCTAATCTATCTGGCTCTGATACGATAGCTGAGTAAATCTTAGAGCTAAAATCTGAACGCTTTAAAACGGCAGGTAATAGTCCTTGACCGTGTACCAGAGTTCCCATATAAATAAAGGCTGTCCTAGTAATATCTCCTATAGGCATAATTACAGAATTAAACCAGTGTATATTTTTCTCTCTAAGCTCTCTAGTATTTGTATTCTTACTACTCTCTAAGTCGTCTAGTATAACTAAATCTGGTCTATAAGCTCCGTGTCTGGCACCTCTAAGCTGTTTACCAATTGAGGCACTCTGTACCTTGATACGGTTAGCTGTAACAAAGGCTCCTTGATTATCCTCAGTATTACGTATCTTGTTAGGGCTTAATAAGTCCCCAAAGTCCTCACGTAACTTCTGATTAAATTTAAGTTGGTCTCCTACCCACTCAATAAACTTCTGGCTCATACCCTCGGTCTCAGATACTATTAATATATAATGTCTTTTCTCATATACTATCTGGTGGACTGGGTAAACGTTAGATAAGTAGGCACTCTTAGCGTGACCTCTAGGTACCGACCAACCTATCTTTTTAGTAATATCATCATTTAATGAGTCTAACGTACTACATAACTCATAGTGAAAAGCTGGAGCGTTCTCCATTGTAGCTCCTAGTGGCATTAAATTATTTTCATTCTCTGGATTACGCTCGTCGCTGAAATATTCATAGGCAAAATAAAGTACGTCCACAGAGCCTCTAAGTTTACGATACTCTCTGGCTACTACTTTAATCTTATCTATAAGATATAACCTGTCCTCCTCGTCCTCATAATCTCCACTTCTAAGACGTAGAGCTAACAGGTCTTGAGCTTGCTGTAATTTATATAGCTCCTGCTCTATATGTGCCTTATTCATACTCTATCCCCTCCCATATACAAGGATAGGAGTTAGGTAAAAGTATAAGTAATACTTATTTAAATATCAGTCTCATATACTACTTTTGAGACAAAAAAATAGGAGCCGTTTGGCTCCTGTTAGTTCCCTATTAAATCTAGGTCTCTTAATCTTCTATATAGTGTGGCTCTGCTGATATTACACATTTTAGCTACCTCTCCAGCTGGATATTTACCCTCTTTATACAGCTCTATAGCTCTAGCTAAGTTAGCGTCTTTATCTAACTTTCTACCGAATTTTACACCTCTAGCCTTAGCTACCTCTATTCCCTCAGCCTGTCTCTCTAACATTAACTCCCTCTCAAACTGAGCTACACCAGCTAACATAGTAAATATTAATCTACCGTGAGCTGTAGTAGTATCTATCCAGCTCTCTTTAAGACTCTTAAATTGTACTCCCTTAGCGTCTAGCTCATTTACTAAATTGTGTAGGTCTGCTGTACTTCTTGATATTCTAGTAAGCTCTGACACTACTATAGTATCTCCTGCCTTAGCTATATTTAATAAATTTTGTAGCTCTATTCTGTCTAAATTCTTACCTGTTTTCTTTTCTTCTAATATTAAGTCACAGCCAAAATCTTTTAGGGCTTTTATCTGTCTCCCTAAGTTCTGCTCTCTAGTTGATACTCTGGCGTAACCTATTACTCTAGGCTTAGTTACGTCCTGCTCCTCAGATACCTCTATTACTTTAGCTGGCTCCTCTGGATTAATTGGCTCCTCTTGTTTAGGTAGCTTTTTAGTTATCTTTTCCATTATCATATTATAGCTGTCTATTGAGTACTCTTTTAACCAGTCCTCACCATAAAGCTCCAGTCCATATATTCCATATTTCTTTATATAATTACTTAATACTGTTATTGCTTTTCTTCTATCTCTTTGGCTAGGGAACTGTACCTCGTCCCCATTTACCTTATCTAATACTCTTATAGTTCTCTCTAATATTTCCTTTATATCTGTAGCTCCTAGTAAGTCTACAGCTATACAATCTGTAGTAGGTATCTCCTTAACCATTTTATTAATTATTTTTGTTACATTTTTCATAATTTAATCTCTCCTCTATGTGTGTCTCTTTTGTCTCATTTACTTTATGTACTTAGTATATATCAATGTCTCAAATGTGTCAATTATTAATTTTAGGAGGACTGGAGCTAGATTACTCCAGCTCTCTCAGCTACCTCTAAATATTCCTCTAACTTAGCTGTCATAATAAAGGAGCGTCCGTCCTCTTTTATCACTGTTACTCCTATACCACTGTTAGCTCTGAAATAGGCGTTTCTTAATATTACTACCTTACCGTCTCTATCTGTAATCTCAATTCTCTTAGTTGTTACAGCTGTAAATATTCTGTCTATCTCTGTAGTATCTCCAGTCTCAATAGCCTTTAATACTAAATCTATTAGCTCCATATCTCCTGTAGTTTGTTTTGCAGGAGTTACTAGGCTCCAGCTCTCTAGTGTTAAGTTTAGCTCTATTTTCCAGCCTTTATACTCTACATATTCTGCCTTACTACCTCTGACTTTTCCTGCCTTAACTCCCTCAGCGTATTTAGCTCTCATAAATTTAAATAATCTGTTTTCCATTGTTTATCTCTCCTTTAATCTTTTTATTTTTTGTTTTGTGTGTGTGTGAGGCTGTGGTACCTCGGAGCTGGTAGCTCCTGTCTGGCTGATTAGCCGTTTTTATGTGGGCTTGTTTCTTACATTTATTATTATAAGGGATAGTCTCAAATGTGTCAATAATTTTTTTAAAGTTTTTTTGAATAATAATATTCAAGTGGGTAAAGTAAAAGAAAAGGAGCTGTTAGGCTCCCCCATTCTCTTTAGATATTAGTAGTAAATAAACCAGTATAACTACGACTCCTATAGCGTGTACAGAGAGACATACGGTATAAGCAAGAATATTAAATATAGTAAGTATCATACTCCCCCTCCTACCCTCTTATGGTGGTCTAGTAACCATAAAGCTATATTGGTGTATTTGTTGTCCCATAGTGGTAAATCATATCCACTCTCCCAGCTGAATACTTTAAAGTCCTCATATAATATACTAGCTTTAAAGTCCTCTGGATTAGCCTCTATTAGCCTCTGTAGCTCTTTGGCTTTACTGTCATATTTAAAGTCGTCCCAGATACTCTCACCAATTCTATAATATATTATGGAGTGTACTAGTATTTGTTGTTCTAACTGGTTTATCTTTTCTAATGTAGTCTGTCTCATTCTGAGCCTCCTTATTTATCTAATAATATATTCTAAAATTATTATTGGAGCTATAATACAGATATTAAAGATAATCCATATTAATATTAACTGTATCATTTTAAACCTCCTATATATTAAAGTAGTTAGGTACTAGATACTAACAGCTAGTAATTAGATACGCCATTTTTTAGACACAATAAGCCCAACGTAACGGCTCAGCTGTTATAGGGTGTTTACCTGCTGTTTTTCTTTTTCCGTTACATACCCCCGATATACTGGCTCCAGCTGTAAGCCCAGCCCACTTACTCGCCTCCGTAGTTGTATTAAATTTAGTACCAGTATTTAAACAGATTACGGCTCTCGCTACTGGATTATTAACCCCTTTTCTAGCTTTCTCTTTTAACTTCTTTCTAGTTTCCTCACTATGCTTTTTACCTCTTAGAGCCTCACTAATTTTACGCTTATGCTCCTCATTAAATTTTTTACCATAGTTAGGATTATTAACTCCTTTCATAGCCTCACTCTTTTTCTTTTTTACCTCTGGTCTGCTCAGCGTTATTTTTTGGGACTTGCTTATTTTTTTCCTATGTTCATTAGTAATGAGCCTGCCTCTCTGAGCCTTACTCATTTTCTTTCTAACCTCTATTGTTGGTAATCCACTAGCCCCTCCCAGTTCTTTATTATAGCCATACTGAGGCTCATAGCTCCTATATAGCTGTATGTATATTGTTTCTTTAATGTCTAGCTCCTCTTTACTAAATGCTATATCATAAACCTCTGATATATTAAAGTTCTCTACTCCATATTTATTTATAGAGGCTTTTAAATGTCCGTTAGTTGTGTTTATTATACTCCCATAATATCTAGCCCTAAAGCCCCCAGTTTGTGTAGTCTGCCCTATATAAACTTTTCCATTAACCTTATTTGTAATCTTATATATAATTCCGTAAACTTCTAAATTTCCTATCCTCATTACTAATATCTCCTTTTAACTTTATCTAAAATGTAATACTATATAGTGCTTGTACCAATTACTAAAACATATAGTATATATATTTATATAAATACTAGTATATCTATATATGTGTACTTACGTTTAAGCAAATGGTACAAGTAGTATTAATAATTGATACAGTATCTAGTATGCAGTATCTAGTATATAATGTATAGTGTTTATCTAGTAAATAAGTTAATTAGATACGCCCATTTTATAAGCGTAAACTCTTTGTATCTAGTTCTTATATACCCAGCTTTTAGTAGTGGGTATCCGTTTATATTACGTATTAGTCCATTATCCTCCTCTACGTCGTGGTAGTATAAATTTAAATGAGCTGTAGTATTCCTTTTACTGTAGTTCTTATGTTCAAACTTACTCCAGCTGGCTCTAGCGAATAACTGCCCTTTCTTTCTTTTAAACTGTAGTAACCTGCCCTCCTTTTTATATCTATATATCAGTCCAGAGCTACTACATTTGTATATATGTATAGGAACTTGTACGCCTATTCTATAATCTCTTACTAACAGGTCTACGCCTTTTATATCTAGGTCTTTATTAGAGATAACCTCAACTCCAGCTATCTCCTGTAATACTAGTTTGGTGTGATATTCTACCATATAGCTTATATATGTCCTAGTGGCTCTATTCCATATTGCTTTATGTAGAGCCTTAGTGTATCTGTGGCTCCAGCTAGTTCTACGCTTAAATCCTCTGGAGTGAATATTTTTCTTAGTGTATTTCTGATAAGCCTCAGCGAACTCATAGGCTGTAGGTAATTTCTTGGTCTTATACTCGGCTCTGTAGTCCTCTATAGAATATCTAAATAGGTTTATACTCTCAAACTCTATTACCTCTGGAGCTGTTAGCTCCTCCATAGTTAGCTCATTTAGAACTGGCTTAAATTTCTTAGTAGCCAGTAGCTCCTCCAGTCCTTGAGCTGTTAGTTTCTTTTTTTTGTGATCCTGTCTCTCTAGTCTCATATATACGCCCTCTCTTTATGCTGAAAATATAAAGCCCTCTGTTATATTAGGCTCCTCTGATATTGGATAGGATAGAGTACATATTGAGGTATGACCGTAGGCTATAGCTTTTACCCTGTATTGTACCCACGTCTTACCGTCTATCTCTATTTCTTTCCTGTAGATTACTTTAGTCACTTTACAATCAACCGTATTCATTTTTTCTCTCCTCCTCTTGCTAGTTTGTAACAGTCGGTTACTTGTTACAGTATTTAATACAGATATGTTAGCCAGTCGGTTACAGATATAAAAAGAAAAATAGGAGTAAAGCCCATAGCCCTACTCCTGCTTTTTATAGTCCGAGTTATTTTTACTGTAGATATTTTAGATACCCTTTATGATTGGCAGATACTGGGGGGACTCCCCCTCCCCCACATACTGGAATATTTACATATATATTCAGTGTCTCAATGTCTCAGATTAAAAAAAATATATGAATTTTTCAAGTCTCATTTTTTGATACAAAATAATTAAAAAGTTTTAATTTTTTCTTTCAGTCTCAAACTTTGTCTCAAATGATTTAAAAGTTATAAAAGTTTTACGGTTTTACTTCTCTCTCAGACTCATAAAAAAGTATTAAGTTTTGTGTCTCTAAAGCGTGGTTTTGAGACGGTAAAAAGGCATAAAAATAGAGGGCTAAATAAGAGTCTAATATTAAAGCTCTAATAATTGAATATTAATAATCAAAAATATAGAGGCAATAAAAAAGGGAGCCTAT